TGAACCAGGCCCGATTCTTGATAGAGGTTCTTGAAGTCGCCAACGAGGGTCGTTGGGGTATTTGCTACAGCCATTGTAGTGCTCCTGAGGGCATAAAGCCCAAGCTAGTGGTCTGCATGGGAGTGCGGACCTAAACGGTTATTAAGAGAGTCTTGATAACGGTCTGTCTGGCTTGGCCTTTAGCGCCCGAGGGTGGCTAGAAGCGGCATATGACTGAACCTGTGTGTCCCAAAAAGCGCCCGAGGGTGGCCATTTGTGGACGGATAGATTTATTGTAGGCGGAGTTTTACTAAGTGCAAGCGTTATCCGATCATCGCCTTGAGCTTGGCGGACGCCTCACGCATGGTAATCTTCGTCTGCGTGGCGGGCTTCGCAAGCTCAGAGAAGCTTGGAGCGCCTTGCTTAGCCCTGCGATCGCGGAGTTGCTTCAGGTCCTCAGCGCGGATCTTGTTGATGAACTCCTGCCCGAAACGTTCAAGGATGTCTTGATAGGAGTAGGTTGAAAGCTCGGCGTCTTCCGCCTTCTGCTCGCGCTTGACCTGGTCAATGATGAGTTCCATCGGCGCGTTGATGCCTCGGTCTAGGTTCACCTTCATATTATACGCGATCGCTCGGAGATTGCGCTTGGTCTTGGCAAGCTTGTAGGTCTCCATGGCGTCAATGATTTGCTTCTCGAAGGTCACGCGAGCGGCGTCGGTCTCAACGCGGTCCTGTTCCTCTTGCTGCTTCTGCTTCCATTCTTTCTCGGCAGCTCGGCGCTCTTCAAGCTCCCGTTCCATCGCTTTGTACTTGCGCTGCTCTTCCGTGAGCGTCTCGGGCTCGATGTACTCTCTAGAGTAGTACTCTTCGAGTCGTTCCCGTAGCTCTTCCTTGCTCAGCCCAAGCTCCTGAAGGGCTGCAATCGGGTTCTTCTTAGCGTTCGCGAGAATGGCGTCGATCTTCTTCTCTTTCTGGGCTGCCGACTCAAACCGCTCGGTAGCGGCATGACCCAGTTGAGCGAGCCTAATGGCTTCGGATCGGTTTACGTGTACGACCTTTCCGTTGACCTTCATCTCGAAGCGCTCGGTGTCTGGCTTAGACTCCTTGGCTTCAGCCTTCGGAGCCTCTGCTTGCTCTGCCGCCTTGTCTGCCACAAGAGGAGACGGCGGTGGAATATTCTGATTAGTCGGCGTGGTGACGGGTGCTGGTGCTGCTACTTCTGACATGGTTTATCCCTTCCTTATGGATCTGTTATTTAAAATAGGCCATCGGGATGCAGTTTCCGTTTGGGTAGACAAGAAACGGAAAGTCAATCGAGTCCCATGGCGCCTTAAAGCCAATTACAAAGTCTCCCGCTCCGTCGGGATAAAGAAGCTCGCATCCATCATCTTCAGATGTAGCCACTATTGCACCTGCTCTGCGCCAGGAACGACTGCGCGCTCTTTAGTCGCTGGATTTACCGGTAACTGCGGCTTCCGGACCTCTTGTACCTGCTGCATAGCAGGAGGCTCTCCGCCGCCCATGACCTGCTGGGGTCCCTGTGGTGCGCCCGGAGGACCCATGCCAGGAGGAGGCATCATCGGCATAAGCGGGTTCTGCTTGGTCGCCATCAAGATGCCTGGGTTCTGCTGGCTGGCCTGAGTCCAGAGCATAATGTGCTGATCGATGTGACCGAGCACCGCGCTGACGAGCTGCGGATCTTCCTTGGCAGTCACGCTTGAGAGCACCGACATGTGAGACTTGATGTGGTCCTCGTGCATCTCGGTGATGACTGCCTGGACGGGACGGCCCTCCATGAGTGCTTCGTTCTCTTCCAAAATCAGCATCTGGTCTGCTTCGTCGTCCTCGGTCAGGGCCTCAAGAGAGCCCGTGGTTGCGACCGTGATGTACTGCTTGGCGTTCTTGCACATGCCCGCCTTGATGAGGTCCTGAGCCATGCTGAGGCGTCCACCGACCGTCTGAGAGATGGGGTTCGTCATCTCAAACACGATAGAAGAGATCGAGTTCAGGTCCTCACCTGTGAATCGGAACTCTTTCAGGCCGGAGGCGTTGGACTTGCCAACGATGCGAGCAACCCGAGGGGTGTCCGCGTAGGACCGAAGCACATTGATGATTTTTGTCATCGTGGCGGATAACAGGCGGAAATAGGAGCGCTGAATGCCCGAGTTGTACTGGATGCTCTGGGCTTGAATGAGTGCCATGGCAGATCCGGACGCCCCCTGGATGGCCTGCTGAGAGAGTGTCCCGCTGACAGAGCCGGTCGCCTGTTCTTTCTTCTGGTCGATCGTCTGGATGTATCGGAACGAATCGGGGGACGTGGCATTCAGCATGAGGGGCTTCAGCTTGTCCACCATGTCGGGCTCAAGCTCAAAGAAGCGCGTGCCCTTCGCCAGATCCGAGACGTTCAGCCCCGAGCCCTTGGGACCTACGATGTTTTGGCCCCCAAAGTTGATGTTATTGGTCGTGATCTGAGAGTGGATCGTATCCGTGATCTGCTCAAGCCCCATGATGTCGTTTGAGCCTGAGTAGCCGAGCGCTCCGTCGATCACGATTGATGGACAAAGGCGCTCTACCGGGAAGTCCTTGTAGGGGAGGTCCGTGTCCAAGACGATCTTGTTTGCGATCATCAGCGAGTATCGGCCCGACGGAAGAGCTGGCGTCCTGTCGTGGATCAGGAGGTGAGCGTATACCATGTCAGTCCCGTCAGGGAGCTTGTTCATCATGATCTCGGGCAGGTTGTCGTTCTCTGCGTAGACGATCTCTGAGTGGAACTTGGGATAGGTCGCAGCCGCGTCCCACTTGTTGACCGGGAACGACAAGATAAACCAGTGCTGGTCCTCCACCTTGGCGCCTGCGTCTCGCGCTACGTTCCAGGGCGAATGGAGCCTGATGATGGTATCGCCCGACATGATGGGTTTACCCATCTCGTCTACCGCAATCGGGTCCCCCGTCTCCTTGTCCCAGAAGATATCTAGGAAGGACTCATCATTCAGCAGCGCCATTTCAGCCAGCTGAACAAACTTAGCCTCAAGGCCCAAGTTGCTCATGTAGTACTCAGAGATCGCAGTCCCAATACGAGCGCTCTTCAGAGACCGGGTGTCCGAGTTAATCGCTCTGGCCTGGCCAGCGGGGCGATTCGACGTCACGAGCACCAGCTGCGCCTGGATCAGCGAGTGGAGGTCATTGACCTTGATGAGGCTAAGCTCTCCCTCAGAGCCACCTTTGTTGATCGACTGGGAGCTGTTCCCATTGGCTGAGGTCCCATAGTAATTCTTTAGCTTGTTGTACCAGACATCGATCAAGCCCTTGCTCTGGCAGAACACGCGCCAGTCGGTGATCTTCGTGATGAGGGCTGATGCGAGCACATCCGGGTCTTCGTGGGTAGCAAAGTACTGATCTTGAGATACGAGCTTGTTCATTTGCGCTTGCCTCCGAAGGCCCGAACAAGCGCCTCAACGTTATCTGACTTGGTTGGTCTCTGAAATACTACGGCATTGGCGAGGTCGGCGCCATAGGTCTGAGGGATCGGGTTCGTGTGCACGTCTAGGTTCCGGATCAGGTAGACGAGCGCCATCAGAGCATCCCCGTGGCCGTAGGTCTCTGAGCGCTGGATGTCGGTCCTCTGCTTGTTCCAAAGAGCAGTCTTGAGCGTTCCGATCAGGTGCTTACAGCGAGGGTGGATGCGGATCCGGTCTGCGTTGAACCAGGTGCGGACCAGGTTAATGCTTGCCTCTAAAGAGTCCTTACGAGTAGGAACCCAGTGGATGCTTTCGTCTTGAAAGCCTGACCTGAAATTAGACTTAGCTGCAAGGGAGTTCAGATCTTGAATAAGAATGAGGTTGTCATTGTCGGCGTGCCTTCGGACCCGGGTATATTCAAGGTGCGACTCGATCTCTCGGGTTCGGTTAAAGATTGTCTGCGTCAGGACGTCCTTACCTCCAAGTACCAATTCATCCTCGATTTTGACTTTTGCTTCCCTGAAATCGTAGAACCCCCAGAGTCCTGTCGTAAGATCGCGTACTCCGCTATCGAGGGCGCTACTTTTAAGAAAGAACTGGAAAAGGTCGTCACGATGGCTCTCAACGACATAGGCTGGGAGATTCGCGGCAAATTCAGGGACGAGCATACGAGACTCTTCAGCCACTCGCCTGCATAAGTACTCACGCTGAAACTGAGTGGAGCTACGCCCGCCCATCTCCTTCTCGATGCGAGCCACGTCGTGAGGCTTAAGCATCGGGTTCTCATCAATCGTAAAGGTTGATAGAGATCCTTCGAGTTCCGCCCGGTCAACGAACGACCAAAAGTAGTGATCGAGCGATTCAGGTGGTGTTGAGATGAGAACGATCTTACATTCCGGCCTATGAGTAGTGGTCGGGACAATGACAGAGCGATAAAGAGCTTCGAGCTTCGAGATGAAGCCCGCCTCCTCAAGAATGATAAGATCTACTCCGTGCTGGCCTCGCAACCCGTTCGGCTTTCTGTCGAGGCCTATCAGGGCGATCTCGGACCCATTGTGGAAGGTGTATTTACTCTTCGTGGCCTTCCATTGGGGCTGAAGCTCGTCGGGACATCCTTCGAGGACTGCCTGGAAGTTGGGAAGGATAAGACTCTCAAGGTCCGTCTGAAATTCAGTCCCGATCTTGATCTTTGACTTGGGTTTCTTAAGGGCTTGGCTAACGGCGAGACTCGCCCCCCAATAGGTTTTGCCGAAGCCTCGCGCACAGAGCACGACCTGTAGCTGATGCGGGCTCTCAGTCAGCTTGGCTTGGATCTTCTGCTGTCCACCATGGAGCAGGTGGGATAGGTCGGCTCTTCGCCATGCGGGATCAGTCGCGGACGCACCGCCTAGGGTGACTGCGGATGCGAGGAGGGCCTCAAGGAGCACTGGGTC